GGAGAACTGCAAAAGTGGCTAGATGAATTATTCAATGAGTTAAAGTAGGTGATAGTATGATTACCTTAGTAGATATAAAAAAGTCAATAAATCAAGTATTAAAAGCTAATTTTCCTACTATAAAAATCTATTCTAGTGATACGAAGGAAGGCTTTACAAGGCCAGCTTTCTTTACATCAATAATTCCAATTACATCAGATTATGAAACAGTAAACTTTACATCAAATAAATTAATGATAGTAATAAATTATTTCTCCAAAAATGGAACAGAACTAGAAAATATAAAAATGCATGATGAACTTAAAAAAGCTTTTGGAATGAACTTAAAAGCCAGCCAAAGGTCATTTACATTAAAGAATATTAGAAGCGAAATAGTAGATGAAGTCTTACAATTTAGATTTGATTTAGATTATTATGTAGACATAGAAAAGATAGATAATTACGAGATTATGAAAGAATTAAAAATGAGAGGTGAAATATAAATGGGTTTACCAAATATCAACATTAGTTTTAAAGAAACTGGTATAACAGCAACTAAAAGAGGGCAAAGAGGTACAGTTGTATTAATTCTAGAGGATACTGTTCCAGAAGTTAATCCTATTGAGATAACCACACCTGCGGACATACCCGAGACATTGTCCGCCGAAAGCAAGGAACAAATAAATCTAGCACTTATAGGATATCAAAGGCCACCTAGAAAAGTAATAGTATATACAATCCCTAAAGGAACAGAATTAGATCCAGTTGATTATACAGAAGCTCAAACTTATTTAGAAACCATTAAGTGGGATTATGTAGCAGTACCTGGAATAGCAGATGCAGATACAACAGCATTTGCGACTTGGGTAAAAGGATTAAGAGATACCAAAGGGCAAAGAGTGAAAGCAGTATTACCTAACACACCAGCGGACCATGAAGGAGTTATTAATTTTGCAACAGAAAAGATAATAACCAAAAATAAAGAATTTACAACAGCTGAATATTGCTCGAGGATAGCAGGATTATTAGCTGGCACTCCTTTAAATATCGCAGCTACATTTGCGCCATTACCAGAAGTAATAGATTGCGACCATTTAACTAAAGACGAAATGGACACAGCGATAGATGTAGGGGAACTAATCTTTTATAATGATGGAGAAAAGGTTAAAATCGCTAGAGCAGTAAACAGTTTAAAAACCACTACAGCCGACAAAGGAGAATCGTTTAAAAAGATAAAATTAATCGATGCTATGGATATGATTTATGATGATATAAAGAGAACGGCAGAAGATAACTACCTGGGGAAATACGCCAACAGCTATGATAATAAATGTCTACTTATATCCGCGATACAGGGCTACTTTGACCAGCTAGAGCTTGACGGAATATTAGACAGGGGAACAAACACAGTAGGCATTGACATACCGGCGCAAACAGCATATTTAAAAAGCATTGGTGTAGATATAGACAATATGAATGAACAAGAAATTAAACAAGCTAATACTAAAGATAAGGTATTCTTGACAGCTAACATTAAGATATTAGATGCAATCGAAGATATTACCTTGAACGTGATTTTATAGGAGGTGTAAATAAATGGCACAAAATTATAGGCCTGAAAACGTGATAAATGGAAGTAGCGGGGAAGCTTGGTGTGACGGAGATTATCTAGCGGAAATTACAGGGTTTACAGCTGAAATTGATCTTGACTTCGAAGATGTGAATATGGTAAGAAGCCTGGCAAAGCATAAGAAAATGATAGGCTTTGAGGGAAAAGGAGAAGTTAAACTTAATAAAGTTACATCACGGTTTGTAAAACTAGTAAGCGATAATCTAAAGAAGGGAAAGCAGACCGTAGTAACCTTTATAACCAAATTAGATGATCCTGACGCATTAGGGGCAGAGAGGATTATCATAAAAGATGCCACCCTCGAAAAACTAACATTGGCAAACTGGGAAGCTAAGAAACTTACTGAAGAAACGATCCCGTTTTCATTTACGGATTGGGACCCATTGGATTTAATAGAGGGCTAGTATGGCCCTCTTAATCTAATAGGAGGAAACTATGAAAATAGAAGATACTCAACAAGGGCAAAGATTAAAACAAGCTACTGAAAGTTTAGTAAATCAAGGATTATTAGGAGGGAATATTATGAGTTTAATAGATAGATTATTACAATTAGATGTAAATAAAGTTACAGAGAAGCCAACAGAAGAATTTGAGATAAAAAGGTTGTCAGAGCTAGCAGGTGAAAAAATATTATTTAAATGTCAAGCATTAGATGGAGAAACTTATGCGGATATACAAAGAAAGGCTATAGATATATCTAAAAAGGGTAATATTAAAGATATGAAAATATTTGAAATGCAACTAATGACTTGTGTAGAAGGAATAATTGAACCTAATTTAAGGGATAAGAAATTATTAGAACATTATGGAGTTCCTACACCAAAAGAATTGGTAAAGAAAATGCTATTGCCTGGAGAAATAGCTGATCTTCACAATGTAATTAATGAATTGAGTGGGTACGAGGATGACGAGGATGACGAGGAAGAAGATATAAAAAACTAATAGAGGAGGACCCGACCACTAATATATTATATTTATTATTTAGGTATAAAGGTTGGGAACCTTCTAAGTATTATTGGATGCCAGCAGGAGAACAAAAGATTGTTAGGGCATTTATGGCAAGAGAAGTTGAGGAAAAAAATAAAGAAATAGATAGTATAAATAGCCCCCTTCTATGATATAATGTTGGTAAATAATAGAAGGGGGTTATGGTATGGCACTATTTAAAAGCAAAGAAGAAAGGAAACAAGAAAACAAAGAAAGACAAGAAAAATTACTCAAAGAATTTATTGAAACTAGAAATTTAGAAAACTTATCAGAAAACGATAAAGAATTTTTAAATCTTATCAGGGAAGAAATGCAAACAATGGATATGTATAGAGCAAAAGGAACGGAGGCAGAAATAAGACAAATCGAGCAAACTAATATGATAATGGAGCAAAATTGGCTAATTATAAAATTGTTAAATGATATAAATAATAAATTAGATAAATAAAGAAAAACAGCATTTCAAAATGCAATATAATAAACAATAACATACACACTAATAGGATAGGTATATAAAAGGGCAAAAAGCCCATATAAAGCTGATAAGCACTTACTAGACAGTAAGTGCTTTTATCATGTCTTAAAGCAAGGTGGTGAAAAAAATGGCTACAATGTTAGATGCAGTAATACAATTAAAGGATAATTTTTCCAATACAATAAAAACAGTAGAAAAGAATGTAGGCGGTTTTTCAAGGACTACTAAGAAAATGGGCAGAGATGTCCAAAGGGTCGGTAAAGATTTAGAAGGCTTTGGCAAAAGTATGACTACTCATGTAACCTTACCTACTATTGCGTTAGGAACTGCAAGCCTAAAATCTGCTATGGATTTAGAAGATGGAGTAGCGAAAATATCTACAATAGCGGATACTACAAAAATGAGTTTAGAAGATATAAGAAAAGGCTTATTAGATATATCAGATGTAACAGGAATAGTGGTAACAGATTTAGCAGAAGCAGAATATAACGCAATATCTGCAGGTGTAGACACAGCCAAGTCTCTTGAATTTATAGAAACAGCATCTAAAACCTCTAAAGCTGGATTTGCTGATATGGATACTACTATAGACGCACTTACTACAACATTAAATGCTTATGGGTTAGGAACTGAAAAAGCTATGGATATATCTAATCAGATGTTACTGGCACAAGACTATGGTAAAACAACAGTAGCAGAAATGGGCGCATCCTTAGGTAATGTAATACCTATTGCAAGTCAACTAGGTGTATCGACAGAGGAACTATTTGCAAGTATGGCAACACTAACCAAAAACGGTATTAAAACAAGTGAAGCAGTAACAGGACTTAAAGGAGCATACTCTAATATATTGAAACCATCTTCACAGGCAAGTAAATTAGCTGAAAGCTTAGGGCTTAATTTTAATGCAGCACATTTACAAAGTGTAGGATGGGCCAAGTTTTTAGATGAAGTAAAAGAAAAGACAGGCGGAAATGCTGAACAGATGGCCCAACTATTTGGATCCGTACAAGGCCTTAATTCTGTTATGGTCTTAACTGGTAAAGGTAATAAAGATTTTAACAATGTTTTAGGCCAAATGGGAGATGTAGCAGGATTAACGGATAAAAAATTTGAACAATTGTTAACGCCAACACAAAAGTTAAAGATAGAATTTAACAAGCTGAAAAATACAGGAATAGAATTTGGTGTTGAGCTTATACCTTTAGTAACACAATTTACTGAAAAATTAGGTCAAGTAACAGAAAAAATTAAAAATCTAAGTCCAGAACAGCGACAAATGATAATTAAATTTGCTGGAATAGCGGCGGCAGTCGGACCTATAATTTTGGTAATAGGCAGAATGACAACAGGGGTAGGCAAATTAATTATTAAATTTGGACTATTTGCAGGTAAGCTAAAGATTGGGAAGACCCTTATACAAGCAATATTTGTTCCAGGCGTTAAGGTGGCTTTAGTTATAAGTGGAATAATTGCAGCGGTAGTGCTATTAATCAAAAACTTTGATAAATTAAAAACTAAAGTAAGCGAAGTAAAGACACATTTTAGCGGTTTGAAAGATGTAGCTAAATCGCTCAAAGATAATCTGATAGGCCTTAAAGATAAAGCTGTAACAAAAACAAAAGAAAAATTTGAAGAATTTAAAGATGTGCTAGTAGATAATCAGGACGCAATAAAAACTACAGCAGCAATATTAGGAACTGTATTTGGACCTGCACTAGTTAAAACAGGAGTACAAGCTGCAAAATCGGGGGGAAAAATAGCTGGCAGTTTTATAGCAAATATAGTTAAAACAGGAGTACAAGCTGCAATAAGCGGTGCTAAAGTAACGGCTTCATTCGTTGCTAGTGTAATAAAGGCAGGCAAGGAAGCAGTTATAGCAGGAGGCAAAGTTACAATACAATTTGTAGGAAGCTTAATCAAAGCAAGCAAACAAGCAGTAATTACAGCAGGAACAATAACTGGGCAATTAGTTGCATCTTTAGTACGTTATGCGGTGCAGGGCTGGAAAACAGTGATAAGTATAGTAGCTACAACAGGGGCGTGGATAGCACAAAAGGCAGCAATGATGGGCTCAGCAATTGCAACAGGAGCTATGACAATTGCACAACGAGCATTAAATGCAGCCATGAACGCTAATCCTATAGCAATTGTAATAGGACTGGTAGTAGGCTTATCAACGGTATTAGTTATACTATATAAAAAATGTAAGCCTGTTAGAGATGCCTTTAATGCTATGTGGGGAGGCATAAAACACGGAGCAATTGTAGCAGTAAATGGAATAATAAGTGCAATAAACTTTTTAATCAAGGGATTAAATAAAATCAAACTACCTAAATGGGTACCTAAGATTGGTGGTAAAGGCATAAACATACCACTAATACCTAAACTAGCAAAAGGTACTTCTAATTGGCAAGGTGGAATAGTACAAGTTCACGAGCAAGGTGGAGAAATAATAGACCTACCTAGGGGTAGCAGAGTATATCCACATGACGAAAGTGTTACTATGGCTAAGGAACAAGGAAGAAGAGAATCCAAAGGCATATTAATCACAGGGAATACTTTTAATGTTAGAGAAGAAACTGACATTGATAAGATAGCTGTAGCATTAGCGAGAAAGATTGAAAAAGCTAGTTTAAATATGGCATAGGAGGGATTGGTAATGGAAGTATGGTTAAGCTGGCAAAATAATAAAGAAAGGTTTCAATTGCCAGTCCTACCTAGTTCATTTGAGGTTGGAGTTGGCAATATAAATAAAAGAGTAAATATAAATGAAATAGGGGAAATAAATCTAATAGGTAAAAGTGGGCTTAAGGAAATGACTATAGAGAGCTTTTTCCCTGCCAATGAATATGATTTTTTAGCCACTAGTGACATCATGAAACCATATGAGTACGTAGAAATGATTGAGGGGTGGAGAACATCACAGAAGCCTATTAGAGTTATATTTACAGATACACCTATAAATCTACCAATGGCAATAGAAAGCTTTTCTTATAAGGAGCAGGACGGTACAGGTGATGTATATTTTAGTTTAGAATTAGCAGAATATATATTTTTGAATGTAAAAAAAGAGACTAAGCAAAAAGAATATAAGCAAGAAACTAAAAGACCAGTCACAAAAGAAATACCTAAATCTTACGTTGTAAAATCTGGTGATACGCTTTGGGCTATAGCAAAGAAGTTAACAGGAAATGGAGCTAATTACAAAACTATTGCTAGTAAAAATAATATCAAGAATCCCAATAAAATATATCCAGGACAAAAGTTGGTGGTATAGATGAAGATTATTCACAAGGATGATGACATTACACAGCTTGTAACAAGCTATACTTGGAGTGGCGATTACAAACAAGCAGCTAGAACACTTGGATTTGGGGCTGCAGTATCTCCACATGATTATTATTTGCCAAAACATTATATAGGCTTGGGGGACATGATAAAGCTACTAGACGATAAAGGCAAAGAACTATTCCAAGGGTATGTATTTACAAAAGAAAAGTCTATAAGTGGTGCTACAATGACTATTACCGCATATGATGGGCTTATTTATTTGCTTAAAAGCAAAGGAACATATAACTTTAAGAAGATGAGTCCGGAGCAGATAACAAAAAAAGTATGTGGGGATTTTGGTATTTCAGTAGGCAATTTAGCAAGTACAGGGATAATTCTAAACAGAATATTTGATGGAGAAAGTATCTATTCGATAATCATGACAGCTTATACTCTAGCAAGTAAAAAAAATGGCAATAAATACATTTCTAGAATGATAAACGGAAAGTTAAACGTAATTGAAAAAGGTAAGGCGGTAGCAGAATATGTATTAGACGGTGAAAGTAACATAACAGATTCTACCTATAGCGAAAGTATAGAAAATATGGTTAACAGAGTAAGGATCTATGACGAAAATGGAAAACAAATAGGGAAAGTTGAAAATGCTGATTGGATAAAGAAATATGGAATACTTCAAGACGTGTACAAAAAAGAAAAAGGGGCAAACGCAAATGCTATTGCAAAATCTATGTTGCAGGGAATAGAAAAAACAGCAAAGATTGAAGGACTAGGAAATATAGAGTGTATAACTGGCAATGCAGTAAAAATAAAAGAACCCTATACAGGGCTGACAGGACTATTTTACATTGACAATGACGAGCATATTTGGCAAGAGGGACAGCATACTATGAGGCTCGGTCTAGCATTTCAAAATATCATGGATGCTCAAGAAGGAGGGGAATAGATGAAAGATAATCCGTATTCAAAAATAATAGAGCAGATGAAAAAACAAGGAGCAACTTCTAACCCTCCAGCAATAGAAATAGGAAAAGTCATATCGCCTAATCCTTTGACAATTAGGATTGGAGATTTGCAGATAGACAAGGACAATATCCTTATAGCAGATTATTTACTAAAAGAATACAAACGTAAAATTAAAATTCCAGAGGTAACAGCAACAGGAGAAACTAACAACGTAAGTGTAGGAGACCATGGCACTCACAAACATAGCGTAGATAACATAGGAATAAACGAGGTGGAGATAACCTTTCTAGATACATTAAAGGCGGGAGATAGACTTGCAATATTGCCCACAAGTGATAAGCAAAATTATATTATCCTAGCAAGGGTGGTGAGCTTGTAATGGAAGAAAGCTTATTCCCTTTTATGGATCCACAAGAGATTCCAATAGAGGAAACTGAACAAGAACTACCTATGGCTAAAGAGTGGGCTTGGGATTTTGAAGAGCTAGACTTTAAAGCAAGAGATGGAAAGATGTATCAAGTTGAAGGAAAAGAAGCAGTTAAAATATGGTTGTGGAAGATATTTCAGACTCCACGTTATAGATATTTAATTTATAGCTGGGACTATGGGCATGAGCTTGAAAGTTTAATAGGCCAAGGTTCACAGTCTTTTATAAAAGCAGAAGCGGAAAGACTTATCAAAGAAGCTATATGGCCAACACTAGATGGATATGTAGAGGATATTAAAAATTTAGAGATAGGCTTGATTAACGATGTTTTGAGCATCAGTTTTACAGCAATAACTCCTTATGGGGAGGTGGAAATGAATGCATGAAGATAGAACAGAAGAAAACATTAAGAAAGAAATGCTAGACAATATAAGTGATGAAATAGATAAAACTGAAAATAAATTTATAAATAATGCAATAACACCAGCAGCGATTAAATTCGCTGAAACCTATATAGGCTTAGATTATATAGCCAGTAAACTAGATGTAGAAAACCTAGAAGGTGAAGAATTAGAAAGGTATGTATACCAACATACTGGTACAGTGATAAGAAAACCAGCCACAAAAGCAACTACAGTAGTTACTATAAGTGGTCAAGAGGGAGCTAGTATTAAAGTAGGCAACCTTGTTGCTGCTGATACAGTAAATTTTATATCTACAGAAGATAAAACTGTAGGTCCTAATGGACAAATAGAAGTATTAGTCGAATGTGAATCTCCTGGAACTATAGGAAACGTACCAGCAGGAGCAATAAAGTATTTTCCAGTAAGTATTCCAGGATTAACTTCCGTAACTAATACTGAACCAATTACAAATGGCTATAATGCAGAATCAGATGAGAATTTACTTGAGCGATATTATGAAAGAATCAGAACGCCAGCAACAAGTGGAAACAAATATCATTACTTGAATTGGGCTAAAGAAGTTACAGGCGTGGGAGATGTTAGAGTGGTGCCACTTTGGAATGGGAATAACACAGTAAAAGCAATCATAATAGATAGTAACAAACAACCAGCCAGCACAGAATTGGTGGAACAGGTACAAGAATATATAGATCCTAATATAACTGGATTAGGAGAAGGACAGGCTCCAATTGGTGCTTTCTGTACTGTAGTAAGTGCAACAGGCAAAGCAATAGATATAACATTTACAGTTACTAGAGATACAAATTATACAGTAGAGCAAATAAAGGCTAATGTAGAAAATAATATAAAAGAATATTTACAGAGCATAGCATTTAAAGAGGACATAGTAAGTTATGCTAAGATAGGTGCCTTAATATTAGACAGTGAAGGTGTACTTGACTATCAAGGTCTTACAATCAACTCAGGCACTTCTAACATAGCAATAACAAATGAAGAAGTCGCAATACTGGGGACGGTGACAATAAATGAGTAGATTAATAGAATTGTTGCCACCTTACGAAAGAGAATCTAAGGTATTTCAAGAGATATTAAATGCAGAACAAATTGAATTTAATAAATTAGGCGTAGATATATCGGACCTAGAAAAACAGCTAAACATTGATACTGCAACTTGGGGATTAGTTATATACGAAAAGGAACTGGGACTAAAAATAAACTTGAACAAACCCCTAGAAGAAAGACGCTCAGTAATCAAAAGCAAATGGCGTGGTACTGGTAAGGTAGATAGAGCATTAATAAAAACAGTTGTAGATGCATATACAAATGGCGGTGTGGATGTAGAGTTTAATGGAAAAATTATTGTAACTTTTAATGATGTTAAGGGGATCCCTCCAAACATTGAAGATGTATATAAAGCTATAGAGAATATAAAGCCAGCTCATCTCGCTATAATATATATATTTGTTTATTTAACATGGAATGAATTTGATAATTATAACAAGCCTTGGGATGAATGGGATTCCTTAAATCTAACATGGGATGAATTCGAAGTTTATAAGGAGGCGATATAATGCCGAGTGAAAATAAAACGCCTAATATAGGGCTTAACCAATGGCAAGGTAATGAATATCCTAAAAGGCAGGATTTTGTTGATGATAATCTTTTAATTGATACGAAAATCAAAGAAATTGCTGATGGAGCAGTTGCAACTATTGGTGATATTCAAGACTTACAACAGCAAATTTCTGATCTTCAAGCATTTGTTGGCTATACAGATGATGACATCATGGGTGTTGAAGTAGACTTCAAGAATAGAAAGTTCACAAGACTTGCAGGTGCAGTGAATAGAACACCAGGTGCAGGGTTTGATGATGTAAAAGCATTTGGTGGAAGAAAAAGATGTATTTTAACAGATGATGGTGTTGTTTTAGCTTATCATGGTGATGCTGGTTATTCAGAAACAGGTGCTTTAACACAGGCAATTACTATTGGTGAAACTACTTATCCAATTGGTGAAAAGGTTCAGGTGATGGTTGAACAACCAAAGTTTTATTATAAAGTTGTACCATTGCAACTTGAAAAAGTTGAAGGTGGTAAAGGCTTCCACATGAGAAAAGCAAGATACTATGTATCTGATACTAAAAAAGATGGATTCAAGCTTCATCCTGCATTCATTCATAATGGAAAAGAAAAGAACTTTATATATTTATCAGCTTATGAAGGATCTGTTTATGATAGGTCAGCAAGTGCATATTTATTGGCTGATGAACAGATTGTGGACTTTGTTGATTCAACAGGTGACATGCTTTCATCAATTGCTTATGCAAAACCAACATCAGGTGTAGAACAAGCAGGTGCAACAAGAATTGGATTCAGAAGAATTGCTGCAAACAGGGGTGTGGGTTGGTCACAAGCATATGCAGCAACAGTTGCAGCAACACAGCTTTTATTTACAATTGAATATGCTTCCATGAACACACAAACTACAATTGGTAGGGGAAATGTTGATAAACCATCAGGATCATCAAGTATTAGTTATACTGAAATTACAGGTGCAACAACCAATCTTGGAAATGAATCAGGATCGGTTGAAAACACAAATGGAATAAATATTGTCACATATCGTGGTGAAGAAAACTTTTGGGGTAACATTTGGAAATGGGTTGATGGACTTAATATATTCAATCAAAGTGATTTGTATGTTTCAGATCATGGTTTTACAGATGATATTGGAACAGATCCATATGAAGATGCAGGAATAACACTTTCAAAAGTTACAGGTTATATTTCAGCATTTGGTTATAATGAAGAATTTGACTGGTTGTTCTTCCCTTCTGAAACATCAGGTGATTCAGCACTTCCAGTTGGCGATAATTTCTATCAGACAACCACACTTGATACTTGGAGGGTCGCTCGCTTGGGTGGTCATTGGCATGATGGTTCTATGGCTGGTGGTTTCTATTGGTATGTTCATCATGACTCTTCTTATCGTTATCGTTATGTCGGTGGTCGCTTGGTGTATGTACCTGATGCAGCTTAATTTGCAGATGATTATTACCTGCAAAACATTTATAAGAAAGGTGGTATTTTAAATGATTGAACATGGAAAAGTCAGAAGCACTGTTTCACCTGAACCTTTATTGGTTGATGAATTCAGTGTGTGGGTTTGTTCCAACATTACACCAGTTGAAGAAAATCATGGTGAAGAAACATTCATTGGTTTTGAATATGACATGGTTCAGTATGAAAAGGATGAATATATCAAGATCATGACTGAAACAAATGAAAGCCTTGGGAAACAAGTTACTGATGTTCAAATTGCCCTGGTTGAACTATATGAAGGAATGGGGGTTATCTAATGGCAAGAATATATGCTGAATTAATTAGAAAAGAATTAAAAACCATTGATGAAGTTCCTGAACAAATCAGGGCAGAAGTTCAAGCAGTATTGGATGATGACAATGCTGCTTAATTTATTTTTATTCTTATTCAGAAGGGTGGTGAAATCTGAAATGGCAGTAATCTATGCAACCTTAATTGTTAAAGGTATAAAGAAGTTTAATGAGGTTCCTGAAAGAATAAAAGATCAAGTCAAACAAGTATTAATTGACATTGATTGTGAGCATCTAATTGAAGAATAACTTCTTCAATAAGACTAAAGGGGTGATGCTGGAAATGACTGTTGAAATTGCACTTATTATTTCAGTTGTGTCAGTTGTATTTACAATATATACAGGCACAAGTAACATGAAGCGAGGTAACACAGCAGACATAAAAAAAGACGCTGTTGAGATGGCAACAATAAACGTAAAATTAGACACAATCGGCAGGGGCGTAGATGATATAAAACTAGAACAAAAAACTATAAATAAAGATATTAAAGATTTAAGTAACAGAGTTTTGAAAGTTGAGGAATCAGCAAAATCAGCTCATCACAGGATTGATGATATAATTGAAAGGAGTTAAAAATATGGATATGGAATTATTAAAAGAATTTATTAAGCCAGAGGTATTAATGTTAATACCAGTGCTTTACTTAATAGGAATAATGCTTAAAAACACTACTTTAATTAGGGACAAGTTTATACCGCTTGTTTTAGGACTTGCAGGCATTATATTAGCTGTTGTGTGGATATTAGCAACAAAAGGCACCGACAACATTTATATGGCTATATTTACAGCTATAACACAGGGTATACTATGTGCAGGAGCTAGTGTGTATGTGAATGAATTGTTTAAGCAAGGAGTTAAAAATGAGTAGAATATTTGAAGGGGCTTGCAGGATATCAAGCCCCTTCGGGGCACGTGCCTTAGGCAACGATTACAGATTTCACAAAGGTATTGATTTTGTTGGAATAGACAATAAAAATATTATTTCTCCTACTAACGGGAAAATTATTTCCTCCCAGATTATTACGGATAAAAATAATCTTACATGGGAATGGGGAAATTACGTCAAGATGGATGATTTAAATGGCTTTTGGCTGTTTTTTTGTCACTTGTCTAAGAGATGTGTAACGGCGGGGCAAACTGTCGCTAAAGGTCAAATAATCGGTGTAGAAGGGCAAACTGGATATAGCTTTGGCAGTCATCTGCATTTTGAGGTTAGAAAAAAATCAGACAATGTATCAATTGACCCTAATGAATATTTTAAGATATTAGATGAATGGGAGAAAAAACATGAAATGAATATAAATCAAGCTTTAAAAATACTAAAAGATAATAACATAATAAGCAACGTTGGGCCGTGGAAAACGACAATTGAAACAGGAAAGTATTTAGAAACGCTTATTATAAATATGGCTAAAAAATTATCCCGGGTGTAAAGTCCGGGATTTTTCACCTGCACAGCTCATCCAATGACACCGACAAGGCATCAGCCAGTTTGATGGCAGTTTGAATTTTGAAATTTACGTCCTTGCTTTCGATGTCCTCTATCGTTCGGGTAGGAACACCGGAGAGCTGGGACAGTTGGGGGATGGTGAGTTTTCGGTCAGTTCTTAGCTTTTTTAGGTTCATTTTTCTCCTTTTTTCCCGGTTTTATGGTTGACCGGGAAACCAAATTTTTTCTAGTAAATAAGTTCGAGCCTATCTTCATAAACTTCATTCATATACCAGTTCACAATGTCATCAGGTCCAGTGCTGTCTTTTTCATACAGCTCCATGAAGTTTTCAAGCTGTGCGTCTGTCAGTTCAAATTTGTCTGCGTTTACTCCCATCTCTCTGTGGACTACCCACATGATGTGACCTTTCAATGTGATGTGGTCTATTCCCATAGTAGTTGGTGTGATTTGAATTGTTTTCATTATATCCTCCTTATTCTCCCGGCTTTGTTGGTAGCCGGGGACCATATTTTTTCTACCAAGTATGTTGTCTGGTTTTCTTTGCCGTACCATCCGGCATTGCATATAGATGGACGATATCGGTACTGCATTCTTCGCTTGGATCGTTGCAATCATCTGTCCAGTGTGAAAGCTCTTGAGGCTTTCCGGTTTTCTTTGCTGTTGCGAATATCTCTGCAACTCTTTTTTCTTCTTTTTTTTCTCTTTCAACCTTTGCTGCTGCCTTTGCTTCATTGATTGGGTTTACATATTCACAAGCCTCTTGGTATGTGAATTCATGTCCCAGTATTTCTTCTGCTTCATCTTTCAATTTCGTAGTGTATCCAACTTCTCTTGTCAATCCTAACTCTCCAAGAAGTTCTCTTTCAACCTTTCCCAATACATTCCAAGTTGGAAATCCGTCATGGTCTTTGTATATGAGTTCGAATTTCTTTTCACCACTCAGATATGCTCTTCTGAGTTCTTTTTCTTCTTTTGCTGCCTTCGCTTCTTCTTCTGCTATTTTTCTGTCCTGTTTTTCTTTTATTCTTTTTACTTCCTCGAGTATTTCTGGTTTATTTTCTTTGATTTCTTTGTCTATAGCTGGGGTAATTCCCTTTGGGGAATGTACTTCCAAACCTTCAACGCCGTTTCTAACTCCGTACCTGATACTGAATTTTTTAATCAATTCGTTTACTCTTGCTTCTCCTAACATTTTATTTCCTCCATGTTTTATTTTATGATTCATTATACCACGGTCGACCGTGTATGTCAATACCTTTTTTAAAGTTTTTTTAAATTATTTTTTTTTGTTGGGATTGCAAGGACTGTAGTAATTATATAAATTTACAGGGCAGCCGGTCATTATACCGTAAACTCTTTCACCATCCACATTGAACCCCTCTTTTATCTTGAACCGATAAGAACCCTTTGTTTTCAATGGTTTCAGCTTTAACGGTTCAAGGTTCAAGATATATCCCTCTATATTCTTTATTTTTAAGGTATTATATCTATATAAAATAAGTAATTAAAAAATATATTTCATATAATAACTTATAGTAATCTTGAACTTCTTGAACTGAACATATTCAAACCCTTACAGTACAGGTCTTTCAATCGGTTCAAGGTATATCAATCCATCTTGAACCATCTTGAACCTTATCTTGAACCACTACCGCTTTGAAAAGCAATTGCCTTTCCTAATATTCTAATTTCATTAAGTTCTTCATTTTTATAAACCATAGGCTTATAATTTGGGTTTTCAGAAACAAGAAGAACTTCATCTTCACTGATATAAATTCTTTTCAATGTAGCTTCATCACCAATAAGAACTGCACCAATTTCACCATCATTAACAATTGGTTGCTTCCTGATAAAAACTATATCACCATCAGTGATTCTTGCATTTATCATACTATCCCCTTTAACCCTTAAACAGAAATCAGCATGTATATTTGAACCTGCTTCAACATAGCTTTCAAAATGTTCATCAGCAAATATTGGTTTACCTGCTGCTATGCTTCCCAATAATGGAAATTTCTTTGTTTCAATCCTTAAAATATTATCAGGATATTTTTTGTTTAATCTTTCCATTGGTACATCAAAACCCATCAACCAAGCTTCACTTACATCCAATGCTTTGGCAATTAGAAAAATACCTTTTTGTTTTGGTTCATATTTACCTGAATAATATTGACTTATTGCTGATTTTCCAAGACCAGTCTTTTCAACAATATCAACTTGTTTCATATTTCTTATATTCATAGCTTCTTGCATTCGTTTTGAAAAAGACTCTTTCATTAACATACACCTTCCTTTTGAAATCTTAATTTCAATTATATTATACACCAAAGTTCAAGAAATTATAACTAAAATATAAAAAAAGTTTAGAAATCTGAAAAAAAGTATTGACATATTTTTTAATAAGGTATAATATAGAGATAGTTCAAGTAACTGAACCAAAAGTTCAAGAAAGGAAAGGTGGTGAACCTGATGAAATACAATAGAAAAATTAAGAATAAAAATATTAGGTATTGTTTGGTTGGAAAAAGGGTTTTTAATAGATTAAGAGCAGCTGAAGAATATTGTGAAAAGCATAACCTTGATGTTGATGAAAATATCCTTTCTGAAAACCCTAAAATATTAGAAGAAGCAAAGAACATTTGTAGAACTATTCTTCCAATTCTTCATGATATGAAAAAAGAACTTCAAGATGTATATGATGAACAAGCTAATATCTATCATAGAAAAGTTGATGATTTTAAGGAAGCTGAAACCAAGCGTGATTTACTTCGTGATTATAAAAGGGAACAGATGCAAAGAGCATTAGGTATTCTTGAAGGGATTAGTATGGTTAGGGGTGCTATAGATAAACAAATACAAGTTCATGAACAGGTCAAAATATTACATGGATACGAAAGGAAGTGATTTTGAATGAAAGATGTATTGTTTGATTATTCCAAGTTGAGAGGAAAAATCAAAGAAGTATTTGGAACACAGTCTGCATTTGCTGCTGAAATGCAAATGTCACCTGTTTCCCTGTCTGAAAAGCTAAATAACAAAGTGCAATTCAGTCAGAAGGAAATTGACAGAGCATGTGACCTGCTTCAAATTGCAAAAGAAGAAATACCCATATATTTTTTTACACCAAAAGTTAAGGAAGCTTAACCAAATAACAAGAAAGGATGGTTGAAAATGAGTTTTTCAGAAAGATTGAAACAGGCAATGGTGGAACGAAACATGACACAAGCTGAACTTTCAGCTTTGACTGGAATTGGAAAGTCATCCATTAGTCAATATGTATCAGGTAAGAATGAACCCAAGGAAGTTGTCTTGAACAAGATTGCAGAAGCACTTGATTGTTCAGTGGCATTCCTAAATGGAACAACCAGTTGCCCTGACATGACCGCTGACCCAAACGGTTTGAAGAATGTACCTGTTGACATGGCAGCAAAGCTTCTTGGTAAGTCAAGGCAATTTGTTAGGGTATCACTGCAAAGAGGAATTGCCCCTTTTGGATTTGCAGTCAAGTTGTCAGGTGAAAGATTCTCTTATCACATTTCACCAAAGAAACTTGAAGAATACATTGGAAGTTGAAGGTGATGTCCATGATTAAACTGTACCCACACCAAGGACAAGCACTGGAACAGACAAAAGCCTTCAACAGGGTTGCTTATTACCTTGACATGGGTCTTGGAAAAACATTTGTTGGATCTGAAAAAATGAAGCGGCTAAGATTTTGAGAGATTATCCTCATTTGAAATATTATCAAGCTATAAACAAGGCTAAGGAGGTGTTGAAGGATGCAAGAAAGTAAAAGACATGATGTAGGCGCTGTAATACCAGTCGAATTTGCACAGAGAATGTACAAGGAGCGTGGAATAGCACTCATAGTTACAGAT